GTTGCCACGGATGTTCTCTGCGTCGACGATACTCTCAATGAGGCGGCGGTTCGCCGGGTCGTCCACCTTCTGTGCATAGGTCAGGATGAAGCTGTTCCCCCACCAGCTGAAGAACCGGCGGCAGCAGAACCACATATCCTTGGGGTCGGTGTTGGCCGGATAGGCGGCGGTGCGGTTGCCCCAGGTTCTCCAGCCGTTGTTGTTGAGGGCGGTGGAGACGCCGAAGCTGTTCACCACGTTGGCCTGCAGCTGATCCAGCAGGACTTCCTTGCTCCAGGTGCCGCCGGTGCCGTCGGCGTTCTCCGTGTAAACGGCGTCGGCCAGGACGGTGCCGGTGATGCCGACCAGCTCATTGGAGGGGGAGAGGTTGGGCACGTCATCGTTGTTCGCGTCCAGGTAGGCGGTCAGTGCCGCCATGACGGCGCTGTACCAGAACTTGATGGAGCCGGAAACCACGCAGGGCCAGAGGGCCATGATGTGCTCGCTGTTGCATCCGGCGCTCTCTTTGGTGGTCTTGACGTCGCTGTACGCGGTGCAGCCGCTGGGGGTGCTGTCGATGTCCACGAAGCCCTCGCAGGAGAAGTAACCGTTGATCTCCTGGCACTTCGCGGCCAGGACGATGCCCACGTCGGGGATATGGCTCCAGCCGGGGGCGATAATCAGGCCGGGGGTCATGCCGAACTTGGGGTAAACCTGGCGGAGCACTTCAAAGCCGCTCTCCGCGCTCCCGGCAGAGGCTCCGATGATGTCATCCGCATCCACAACGGTGGGGTCGATGGAGGTGGAGGAGACCTTCAGCCCCGTGGCCTCCGCTCCCCTGCCTCCTGCGACCAGGGTGATGACCAGGTTGCCGTCATCGTTGAAGGAGAGGACGTAGTCGGTCTCAACCTCCAGAGCGGTATCGTCAGCCTCTGTCTTGACCTGGACGGTGCCCGGCAGGATGCCGGTGATGGGGATGACGGCCTCCATGCTCTCCACGGGGTAGGTAGCCTCCACGTTTTCCTTCTTGTGCTTCTTGGGGTCGAGCACGTTCACGAAAATGACCGGGGCCACGTTCACCAGCTTAAAGCTGGCATACATGGAGGCGCAGAGGGTGTAGAGGTAGTGGCCGTCTTCGTCCTTTTCCTCGCTGTAACCGAGCTTGCTGACGGCCTCTGCCCAGTTGTAGGCAATGACCGGGGTGTTGGTCACTTTGTAGGGGTCATCCGCCATGTTGATGGGTGCGGTTCCGAAGACCACCTGCAGCCCCGCCGTCCCGGTGATGGGGGCGACGATGCTGGTGGCTCTTTCCTGCACCCGGACGCCATGCTGGTACGGCATAATTAATTCGCTCCTTTCTGGATGGTGGCGCTCTCCGCGAGCGCCCTCTGGTAGAGTGTGTAAACGCCGCCCTCGCTCCGGCTGATCTGGGCCATGGCGTCAGCCAGCTTGGAGATTGGGACGCAGAGACCGGCCATGTACGGCGCTGCCTTGATGGCTGCTTCCAGCCCCTTCGGCTTTTCGCTGTAGACCGTATTCCGCGTGGCCACGCCGAGGATGGTGGGGCCGACGTAAACAAATTTTGTCTGCGGCTCTGCAGCCGCCTTTCGGGTTGATTTCCTTGTACTCATACGAGTTCGCTCCATTTCGCTCTGGGGGCCGGGGCGTGGAAGACCAGGTTCACGGCCCCGTAGAAGTAGGGGTAGCTCGGCTCATCCTGCAGCGCCCAGTTGAACGGGTCGGCGCAGACAAACTCCTTCAGCGCCGGTGTTTCCTCGTAGTGCTGCTGGATGCGTTCGATGATCTCCAGGACGGATTCGTGGCCTTCGTTCTCCAGGCTGTCTTCGAAGATGCCGATTACTAAAATGACCGAGATTTTGTGCGGGTCTGTCTGGGTCTCGATTCCGCCGCTGTCAATGCGGACGATGATGTAGGGGAATGGATCGGTGTCATCGTCGCTCTCCAGCTGCGGCAGGAACTGCGGGTAAAGGCCGGGGGATGCCATCTTCCCATCCGGGGTCTTGAACTGGTCAGTTGCGAAAAGCTCCCGGAGGTCTTCCATGATGGCTTTTTGAAGTTCTCTTGCGGTCATGTGGCGTTCACCACCTTGTCGATCTCCCTTCGGATGTTTTCCATGAGGTTGCCGTAGATCTCCGGGCGAAGGACGCCGAAGACCTTCTTCTCATCCCCGATCATTTTGGGGGCCGAAATGGAGAGCAGCTTCTTGATCTGTGTCATGTCTGCGCCCCGGCCCCATTTCTCCTGTCGGGAACTCCGGCCACTCGCGGTCTTGTACGTCTTCCCGTACTGACGCTGAACGATGGCCTGGTGGCCGCTGGCGAAGGTTGCGAGGAATGCCTTTGCCTTGTTCCCCTTGCGGGATTGGATCAGCTTCAGCGTTCCGCCGGTCGTGATCTGCACCTTAGCGCCGCTCCTGGGGGTGGTCGCCTTGAACTTCTTAAGCTCCAGCGTCCCCCCGGTGACGGTGATGGTGGCCTCCGGCTTCGAGACCGTGGCCCGGCCCAGCTTCATGGATGAGTTGAGTGCGGACTTCTTCGCCATGTATTCCTCTTTGGCCTTGTCGGCCAGATCGGAGCGGGCCTGCTTCGCGGTGGCGTTGACCGCGTTCTTCAGCACCTTCCGGCTTTGGCCCTTCATGTCCCCCAGGGCCTTTTCGATGGTCTGAAGGACGGCTTCGTCAAACTCGAATCGGATCATGCCGTCCTGGATGCGGGTCTTCATGCTCATCTGCTCCGGTTCGCCTCCAGGGTGATGCCGTAGACGCCGCTCTCATCGGTGGCGTCCACTATCGCATACCTTTTCCCGTCAACTGTTACCAGCTTGCCCTGGGCGGGGAGGGGGCCGAAGGCATCCGCTGCAACGTACATGAAGTACTGGCGGACAAAGAGTCCGTCCATGGTGGATTTCATCTGCTTCTCCCGCTCCACGTGCTCGATGTCATCAAAGATGATCGTCATCGGCGTCCCGTTCACCTCGTGGGTCTCCCCGAATTCCTCCAGGTTGAGGAAGGTCTGCTTGATGTCGTTATGAATAATATCCTTGAAGCTCAAGCTCTCCACTTGCCTCGCTTCCTTTCTTCGGTCATCGGTACTCTGCCCACCAGGTCATCCCCGGTGGCCTCCCCGCCTATTGCGAGGCCGGGGAGGCCAGCCAGAGCGGTCGCCGGTTTGGCCCGTGTATAGGTGGGGGGCTGGTAGTCTGCGTCTACCCAGATGGCGCTCCCCGCCTCCACCCAGGCCGCTGCGTCTGGGCTGTCCGAGGGCAGGAGGTCTCCGGGACGGTAGAGGGTCAGACCGCCATCGGCCTCGATGTAGGCCTGCGCCAGCAGGAGGCGTTTGTCCTCGCTCTCATCCATGGGGGATTAGCCTGCGGCAGCGGCTACGGGGGCCGGGGGATAGCCGATGTTGACCAGGACGGTGGTCTCCGCTGCGGCGGAGGGGGCGGCGGCGTAACCGGCGGGAGGCGTGTCGCTGGTGCCGGTCTTGGTGATCTTGCCGGTGGCGGTGTCGAAGTAGAGGGCGTCGCCCATCGCCACTTCCTCACTGTCGGTCTTGTCCATGGAGAAGACGCCGACCACGTGGACGGAGCCGACGGCTCCGGGGGCGATGTTCGTCCCGGCCACGCCGATGCGGGTGGTCAGGCTGATCACGGAACCGGCGGGGATGACGGCCTCCGTGCTGTTGGTGTAGTCCAGGGCTTCACCGCGCTGGACGTAGGTGGCGTTGCTGGTAGCCATGTTCTATCGCTCCTTTCTCCGATCAAACGGTGGGCAGGGCTACGCCGTCGTTCCGGGCGATGCCGCGGAAGTCGCGGACGCTGATGCCCCAGTCGAGGTACATATCCCAGACGAAGCCCAGGGTGCCGGGTACCTCCATGCGGCGGACGGTGGGGGTCTCCTGGCCGTTCAGGTAGTCCACCTGGATGCCACGGGCGCTGTCGCTGCTGGCCACCATGAACCAGGGACAAGCTCCGGTACCCGCCAGGGCGTTCAGCACGGGAGACTGGACGATCTGCAGGGGGTAGTTGTACAGCGGGTTGATGTCGTTGTTGTTGGAGCCGGTCACCTGGGTGGAGTGGAGAATGACGGCCAGGTCGAACTCGTAGCCAACGGGTACCACGATGGTGCGGGGGGTGATGTAGATGGCCTCCCCGAACTGATCCACCTGCTGCTGCATCTTCAGGATGATCTGCTGGATGCTGGCCTGGGAGGGCTTGCTGCCGGTGGTGATGTGGTTGCGGTGATCCGCGCTGAAGAACTTCTTGCCGTCGAAGATGGCCTTGTTCTCGAAGAGCAGCTTGTACACCTGCTTGTCGATGGTCTTCTTCGCCGCCGTGGCATAGAGGCCGGGAACTTCGGTCAGGAAGCCGATGTCATCGTTGATGAATGCCTGACGGGTCATGCTGAACTGCTTCCCGTAGGTGTCCAGCTTGCGCTGGGGCAGGCGGTCGGTTCTGGGCGTGTCGGCCTTGAGTTCGCCGTTCTCCGGCACCAGCAGGAAGTCGCCCACGCCGCCGATGACGTACTCGTGGTCTGCGGTCTGCTTGAAGTCCTTCAGGCTCCCGGTGGTGGTGAAGGCCTGGAAGGTGGTAGGCAC